GTCAGGTGACAATCCGCGCAGGGCATCGTTTCTGGCTCGCATGGGAAATATGCCAGGACCGGAATACAAGGATGGCAAGCCGACTCGTCTGCTGCTGTCGCTTCGTGCTTGGGGCGCATCTAGCAAAGCAGACGCAAAGTCCAAAGCAAAGGCTATCAGCGAACGAAACAAGAAGTGAAAGCAGACTACAGCCCGTTCTGGCACTGCGTAATAGATGACTTCTTCGCACTGCCATACGAAATCGCAGCAGAGTTCCCAGATCCAAATGATCCGTGTTGGATCAGGTATAACAATCCGCTAGAGATCAAGCAAACGTGCAACGACTGGCACAAGTTTGGTCCTAACCTCTACAAGACATTTAATCATCTACTTAGCCCAGAGTTCACTGCATTCCTGGAGCGGTTAGTAGATTGCGAACTAACACCGGACATCGGTTTACATGGTGGTGGGCTACATCAGCATGGCCCAGGAGGGAAGTTGAATGTTCACCTCGATTACAACATCCACCCGAAGTTACATTTACAACGCCGTCTTAACCTTATCGTTTACCTTACTCCAGATTGGGAGCCGAGGTGGGGTGGTGGGTTGGGTCTGTACAAAGACAGCAGAACTATTGCTAAAACCATTGAGCCGGTCTTCAACAGAGCAGTGATATTCGATACCCGTGGAAGTTGGCATGGGCTACCTAATCCGATAAAATGTCCACCTGGGGTAACACGAAATAGTATTGCGGTTTACTATTTGTGTGAACCAGGACTAACTGACAATCGAACGAGAGCGTTGTTTGCTCCGACTGAGAGTCAGGAGAAAGATAAGTCAGTTATTGAGTTGATTAACAAAAGGTGTAAGTAATATCAACCGATCACCCAATTGGAGTCGGTAATGGTCAGCAAAGTACAGCAAAAAAATCTTACGAACATGGGCAGGGGTAGGCCAAAGGGCACACCCAACAAAATGACCATGCAGGCAAAGGAAGCCATCAGCTACGCAGCAGAAGGTCTGGGTGGTGCTGAAAGGCTTGTGGAGTGGGCTAAGGAAGATCCGCAGAACGAGAAAGTATTCTGGGCGCAGATTTATCCTAAGTTGTTACCGCTGCAAGTAACGGGCAACAACGGAGGCCCAATTCAAACTGAAGCAGTGTTGGAGATCGTCGGAATTGCGAACCAGAGTCGAGATTCCGAGTAAGCTCTTACCTATCTTCCAGCCAAAGCGATACAAGATACTTCACGGCGGCAGGGGATCGGGTAAAAGTTGGTCCATTGCCAGAGCGCTTGTGGCGTTAGGCGCTACAAAGCCAATCAGGGTACTGTGTGCCAGAGAGACGCAGAAAAGCATTCAGGAGTCCGTACATAGGCTGCTGAAGGATCAGATCGAGTTGCTGAGCCTTGGTGAGTTCTACGAGGTTCAAGAGACAAAGATCCTCGGCAGGAACGGCACAGAGTTCACCTTTGCAGGTATCCGTCAACAAGGTGTTGCAAATCTGAAGTCTTACGAGGGAACGGACATCTGCTGGGTGGAAGAGGCCCAGGTCGTGAGTAAAAGGTCTTGGGATATTCTCATTCCGACTATCCGCAAGCCAGGGTCAGAGATATGGGTCAGTTTCAACCCTGAGCTAGACACAGACGAAACATTCACTCGGTTTGTCACTCACCCACCTGCTGAGAGCTGGGTCTGCGAGATCAACTGGTCAGACAACCCGTGGTTCCCGGAAGAGCTAGACAAAGAGCGCAGAGACTGGCTAGACAGAGATCCGACTGGGTATCTGACAACATGGGAAGGTCGGTGTCGTCCTGCGGTTGAGGGTGCGATCTATGCGAACGAGATGGAAGCGGTACAGAGAGAGGGCAGGATCCGGGCTGTACCTGTTGATCCGCTGTTGAAGGTTCATACCGTCTGGGACTTGGGCTGGAACGACTCCATGTCAATCATCTGTGTGCAGAAGGTTGCATCAGAGATCAGGGTGGTTGATTACATCGAGGACAGCCACCGGACAATAGATTCTTATGTAATGGAATTGGGTAATAGAAAGTGGAATTGGGGTAATGATTACATTCCGCACGATGGAGCGCACAAAGATTTTAAGTCTGGAAAATCTACTCAGGAGATGATGCAAAGCCTAGGTAGGAACGTCGAGGTTCTCGCCAGAGGTAATCCAGAGGAGGGAATCAGGCTGGCACGACAAGTCTTCCCGAGGGCTTATTTCGACGCTGATAAATGTATGGAATTGGTTAACCACTTAAAGCGATACAGACGCGCGGTTAACCAGATTACGAATGAGCCGGGAGCGCCATTGCACGACGAGCATAGTCACGCAGCGGATGCGTGGAGATATTTGGCCCAGAGTCTTGACTTAATGTCGAACGATGACTGGGGCAAGCCATTGAAAAATAACACGAGGTGGGTGGTATGATTATTCCTCAAGGTTACATTGTGGATCGCAGAATGTTCGATCAGGTTGTCAAGGAGTTAACTGATCGGATAGAGCGACTGGAAAATCAGGTCAGAGAATTGCAGCCTGATAAACGACCGTATACAAAGAGGTCAGACAAATGGACGAAGGCCGACTGAAGGCAATAGTATCCTCGGAGATCGATGACGCTATCGGTTATCTGGATACGGAGACGACAGAAGAACGCGCTCTGTCAATGGATTACTACCTGCGGAACCCGTATGGGAACGAGGTAGAGGGGCGCAGCCAGATTGTCACCGGTGAGGTCGCAGAAGCAATTGACGGTGCGCTGCCTCAGTTGATCCGAGTATTCACCGCATCAGACGATATTGTCCGGTTTGAGCCTACTGGTCCCGGAGATGAAGACGGGGCAAAACAGGCAACGGAATACGCAAACTGGGTTTTCTACAAGCAAAACCCGGGATTCCAGATTCTCCATCACTGGTTCAAGGACGCACTGCTCCAGAAGACTGGAACGGTGAAATGTTATTGGGACGAGAAGATTGACGTTATCGAGGAGGTTTATCAAAACCTCTCCGAGACTGAGCTTGTCCTGCTGATGTCGGATGGATCTCGCCAGATCGTCGCTCAAGAAGTTGTAGAGCAGGAGATGCAGGGTCCAGACGGTCAGATAATGGCGACTCAGTTCTTCAATGTTGTCGTGCGGAAACAAAACAAGCACGGCAAGATCGTAATCGAGAACGTACCACCCGAAGAGTTGATTGTCAGCAAACGTGCCAAAACGGTCCAAGACGCTCCGTTTATGGCGCACCGGACTCTGGTGCCTAGGACTGAACTGTTGCAGATGGGGTTCGATCCTCAGATCGTAGACAATCTCCCGGTCTACAACAGTCTGGACTTTACTGAGGAGAAGATCGCTCGGTACAGCCCTGGTGAAGAGCCTTTTGAGCAGAACAGCCTTGATCCTGCTATGCAGGAAATTGAGGTGTTTGAGTGCTATATCTATGTGGATTTCGATGAAGACGGGATTGCTGAGTTCCGCAGGATCGTTTACAGCAATAACGAGATACTGAGCAACGAGCAGACGGACTATTGCCCGTTCCATGTTATCTGCCCGATCCCGATCCCGCATAAGTTCTTTGGTCAGTCTCTGGCCGACAGGACGATGGACATTCAGCTTATCAAGTCCACGCTTGTACGGCAGATGCTGGATAACTTGTATCTCACGAACAACGCTCGGGTCGGTGCTGTAGAGGGTCAGGTCAATCTGGATGACCTGCTAAATGTCACTCCGGGTGGTGTGGTTCGACTTAAGAATCCTGCTGCTGTTGTGCCGCTACAAGTTACCCCCGTTGCTGGTCAAGCATTCCCGATGCTGGAGTATTTCGACGGTGTTCAGCAGAAGCGAACTGGGGTGTCGGATTCGCAACAGGGGCTAGATCCTAACGTCTTAGCTAACGTCACAGCTGCGGCTGTTGCTGCGGTCACTAGCGCACAGCAGGGCAAGCTGGAACTCATCGCTAGGATCTTCGCTGAGACGGGCCTGAGAAGCCTGTTTAAGGGCATTCTGCAACTGGTCTGCAAGTATCAGGATAAGCCGACCATTATTCGGATGCGCGGTAAGTTCGTCGAGATGGATCCGAGAGAATGGTCCAATCAGTACGACCTATCGATCTCTGTCGGTCTTGGGACTGGTACGAAGCAAGAGCAGATGGCAATGCTTCAGATGGTTCTGGCAAAGCAGGAGCAGATTCTCCAGACGCTCGGGCCTGCTAATCCGCTAGTAAGTCTTGGTCAGTATCGGTTGACCCTGGGACGGTTTATTGAGGCGGCAGGATTCAAGGACTCTACTGAGTTCTTCAAGGAAATCACGCCAGAACAGGATCAGGCGCTTTCTAATCCTCCTCCAGAGCAACCACAGCCTAATCCGGCGTTGGATGCGATGATGGCCCAGGCTCAAGCGCAGATTCAAATCGAGCAGCAGAAAGCAATGGCTGCGATTGAAACTCAAAGGCTAAAGGCTCAGGCTGATATTCAACTTGCCAGGGAAAAGGCTGCTGCTGAGTTGCAATTGAAACAGCAGGAGTTTGAGGTTGAGGCGCAATTGAAAGCTGCCAAGATTGGCGCTGGTATTACTCGAAATGTTGAGATTCCCGGATGAGAATGACGCCAGAGAGGGCAAGGAATCTATTGCTGGATGATTCATTTCGGAATGAATTAAATTACGTCCGGCAGATACATTTAGATGTAATTACGTCATCCAACGATGACGAAATTGACAAACGCGAAGCAGCCTATAAAATGATCCGCGCAATAGATCAAATCTATAGTCATTTCCAAGCGATAGCCGAAACGACTGAGATTAGGTCTAAACGATGGAAGATTTTATAGGGGTTTTAATGGACACCAATCCGAATGGAAGTGTTCCGCTGGATGTAAATACTGGCGCTGCGGCAATCATGGGACTAATGGGTGGTGAGGAAGGCGAACAGCCGACTCCTGAAGCCCAGGAAGAACAGATTGAGCAGACTGAAGCTGTAGAGCAGGAAGTCGAGGAAACTCCACGCTACCGTGTGAAAGCGGCTGGTGAGGAAGTTGAGGTTACTCTCGATGACCTGATCAAAGGTTATCAGCAAGGCAAAGATTACACTCAGAAAACTCAGGCTTTGGCAGAGCAGCGTAAAGCGATTGAAGCCGAGAAAGCTGCTGTTGACCAAGCCAAAACCCTGCGTGACCAGTATGCCCAGCGCCTAGAGATGATTGAGCAGGTGCTGAAACAACAGGAACCGCAGGAAGATTTGAATGCGCTGAAGGAATCTGATCCGATTGGTTATGCGGTGAAGGTCGCTGAGCAGCAGCAGCGTCAGCAACAGTTGTATGCGATTCAAGCTGAGAAGCAACGTCTTGCGTTACAGCAACAAACCGAGCATCAGCAGAGGTTGCAGCAATTAGTGGCTGAAGAGCAGCAGAAACTAGCTCAAGCGATTCCAGAATTCGCAGATCCACAGAAAGGCAATGTTGTTCGCACAGAGATCCGGGACTATGCGAAACAAGTTGGTTTCACGGATGATGATCTAGCGCAGGTATACGACAGCAGGGCTGTGTTGACGCTTTGGAAGGCTGCCCAATACGACAAACTTGTCAAAGGGAAGCCTGAAGTAACCAAAAAGGTTACAGAGGCGCCGAAAATGTTGAGGCCGGGTGCTGCTAGTAGTGCGCCACCTGAGCAGAAACAGTATCAAACACAGCGAAAGGTGCTGCGGCAGTCAGGCAAAGCCAAGGACGCTGCGGCTATTTTTGAACGATTCTTGTAGGATTAACTCAAATGTCAACTTTTACCGCACATACCGCGATTGGTCAGCGCGAAGATCTTATCGATGTCATCTATGACATCAGCCCGACCGAAACCCCGATTCTTTCGACCCTTGCTCGCACCAAAGCGACTGCTGTTTATCACGAGTGGCAGACTGACTCGCTGGCTGCGGCGACGAGTGCTAACGCTGCGGTTGAAGGTGCTGATGCTACGGCTACCACGATCAGCCCGACGACCCGTCTTGGTAACTACTGCCAGATCGTTCAAAAGACGATCCAGATTTCTAACACCCTTGAGGCTGTTAACAAGGCTGGCCGGAAGTCTGAGAAGGCGTACCAGTTGAGCAAAGCGTCGCAAGAACTCAAGCGCGACATGGAAACCATCCTGACTGCCAATCAAGGTCAGACTGCTGGTAACTCCACCACCGCTCGGAAACTCGGCGCGATCCTGTCGTACCTGAAGACGAACTCTTCCGCTGGCACGTCTGGCACTGATCCCACGACGATTGGTGTTTCGACCCGTTCGGATGGTGCTACCCGTACCTTTACCGAGCAGTTGCTGAAGGATGTGGTTGCTGAGTGCTTCGTGTCTGGTGGCAATCCCAAGCTTCTGGTTGTTAACAGCGGTCTGAAGCAGAAGGTTTCCAGCTTTGCTGGTATCGCGGCTCAGCGTTACATGGCTCCCGGCGATCAGCCGACGACCATTATCGGCGCTGCGGATGTGTATATGAGCGACTTCGGCACTCTGTCTGTAACTCCGGATCGGTTCATGCGTACCCGTGACGCACTGCTGCTTGATCCTGAGTATGCAGCGGTTGCGTATCTGCGTCCGTTTGCGACGAATGATCTGGCTCGTACCGGTGACAGCGAGAAGACCCAGCTTATTGCTGAGTTCACGCTGGAAATGCGGAATGAGGCGGCTCATGGAATCGTGGCTGACCTGAACCCCGCGCTGTAAGTAAAGAGGGAGGTGGGGAAACCTGCCTCCCTCCCCTAATATGTCAGAACTATTTGCGGTTGGTGAGGGGCGCTACACGATAGCGCATAAGCTGGATGATGTTGTCGTCCTGGAAACTAAGCAGGACGTTTCTCACATTATCGAAGCAAACAAAATTCAAGTTGACAACGCAACCCGAAAGATCGATAACGTCATGACTCATGTCGCTCGATTGCCTTTTACGGTGATTGACGATCTGAACAAGAAAAAAATCATGCGTGGGTTTGCGGTACAGGATGAAAGAGCGTTCAAACAGTGGCTGAATGATCCTGACAACAGGGTGTGGAGAACGTACCCTGGTAGCGTCTAAGGGGGTAGGATGAAGATTGCGATCTGTGTGCCCTGCCGGGACAATGTGCTGGCGGGATTTGCTTTTGATCTGGCTCGACTCTGTGCGTATGAGGCAAAGCGTGGAAGGAATGAGATCCAGCTTTTGCAGATGCCGGGAACACTAATTTTCACTCAGAGAGAAAAACTTGCTGACGAGGCTATGGAGTGGGGTGCAGACGCTGTCTTATGGATTGACAGCGATATGCGGTTTCCGGCAAACACTGTTGAGATATTGCTTGCAAGGGATGTCCCGCTGATTGGCGTAAACGCCACTACAAGGCGCGAACCGATCATGCCCACGGCAATGAACCTAAAGATCGACAAAAGCGATCCAGGGGCCGTTAAACAGGTCTGGACGAAGATTGAGAGCCGGGGCAAGTCTGGGATCGAACAAGTGACCGCTGTGGGGTTCGGTGTTACACTTGTGAGGTCGGAAGTATTCAAAAAGATACCGAAACCTTGGCATGACATTATCTGGACGGATCATGGAAATGTCATTGGCGAGGATGTGACGTTCTGTGTTAGGTGTCTTGAGAATGATGTTCCTGTGTTTGTTGACCACGATTTGTCTATGCACATTGGGCATATCGGGGTTAAAACTTATGGCTGGGATGACATAAATGGCCCTAGCAACGTACAGCGATCTCAAAAGCACGATCGCAAGCTATCTCGCAAGAAGCGATCTCACTAGCCAGATTCCTGACTTTATCCGGCTGGCAGAGGTGCGTTTGCGCCGGAACTTGCGTATCCGGCAGATGTTGAAGCTAGCCTATACGTCTGCAACCGGTGGTGATAGCACTGTTGGGTTGCCGACTGACTTCATTGAGATGCGTAATCTGTATCTGGATACCAATCCAGAGCAGCCGCTGAACTATCTTTCTCCGTCCACGTTCACCAGAAACGCCAGGACTCAGGAATCAGGCAAGCCAAATAACTACACGATCTTGTCGGACGAGATCCAACTTGCTCCGGTCCCAGATACGAATTACACGGTTTATATGCTGTACTATGCTGCGCCAACATTCTTGAGCGACAGCACCAGTACGAATGCATTCATGACAACCTGCCCTGATCTGCTGTTGTATGGATCTCTGTCGGAAGCCGAGCCTTACCTGATGAATGATGCAAGGCTTGCGGTATGGGCTGGGTTGTACTCTCGGGCGCTGGATGATCTTACCAAGTCGGATGACGGTGGAGAGTACAGCGGTAATCCTATGGTAATGACTCTCGCAAAGAGGTAAGAAATGGCTATCACCCAAGCAATGTGCACCAGCTTCAAGACGGAGCTTCTCGGTGGCACTCACGATCTGGATACGGACACGATCAAGATTGCTCTGTACACTTCATCGGCTACGCTGGATGCCACTACGACGACCTACAGCAGCACGAACGAAGTTCCCAACGGGTCTGGATACACCACGGGTGGAAACACGCTCTCAGGGGCTACTATAAGCTCCAGTGGTACGACTGCGTTTGTAGACTTTTCAGACTCTACGTGGTCGAGTGCATCTATTACTGCGCGTGGTGCGTTGATCTACAACAGCAGCAAGTCGAACAAAGCCATCGCTGTATTGGACTTTGGGTCTGACAAGACCTCGACCAATGGTGACTTTGTTGTCCAGTTCCCGACTGCGGATGCGTCTAACGCTATCATTCGGATTGCATAAGGTGATTTGCCATGAAGATTGATTTTCAATTTGAAACTCCTCATGGCAAATTCGCTGACGCTCTGCACCTTCCGGACGATCACACGTTCACGGAAGCAGAGATCCAGGCCATGAAGGAACAGCGCCGGGACAACTGGATTGCTGTCGTGACTGCGCCTCCTGCTCCTGAGCCTGAGCCAGAGTTTATTGAGATCGACGGCGTTAAATATGTGAAGGCTTAGTCATGGCCGACAGATATTGGGTCGGTGGGACTGCCAACTGGGATGGTACTGCAGGGACCAAGTGGGCAACTACGTCTGGTGGTGCTGGTGGCGCGTCTGTGCCTACTACAGCGGATGATGTGTTTTTCACAAACCTCTCCACCGGCACCTGCACGATCTCATCCGGCAACACCGGGGCTAAATCTCTTAACTGTACGGGATTTACCGGGACTCTTGCTGGGTCATCAATTCTTTCAATGAGAGGCAATTTAACATTATCTTCTGGAATGACATTTAACTATACTGGAGATTTTCAGTTTTCAACTTCAGCGGCAACAATTATTTCTGCCGGGAAAACAATAGCGTCTATTCGCGTTGATACAACTGTAACTCAAGGGGATGCTCTTACACTGTCAGGAAGTTTGACAATAGCAGGAGGAACTTTTGATACAGCAAATTTTAATTTAACTGTAAACGGTAGTATTGCTTCAAGCTTTGCAACGGCAAGAACAATAAATTTAGGTTCAAGCACTGTAACTCTTAATGGAGCAGGGCCGTGGGCATCGTTGACCAATACAAATTTAACTCTTAACGCTGGAACGTCATCGATAGTTTGCACGAATGCAACAACTACATTTCAACCAGGAGCAGAATCGGGAACAGGTTTGACCTTTTATAATGTATCTTTTACATCAACATCATCCGGCACTCACGCAATTCAGTCGATAAACACGTTTAACAACTTAACCATCACAGGACCGTCTTCAGCAGGTGTTCGTCAAGTCACATTCAACTCTCGCCAAACCATCAACGGCACACTCTCTACCACAGGCACCGCAGGCAACCGCCGTGTCTGGTTTCGTGGTGTCACATACGGCATTGCTCAAACCCTGACCATCAACGCCACGCCCAGCCTGACCGACGCTGACTTCCGAGACATCTACGTCATTGGCACTGCTGCGCCGATTAGCGGCACTAGGATCGGGGATCTTAGGGGTATCAGAGGAATTACTGCTTCTACGCCAAAATCTGTCTACTGGGTCACTGCTGCGGGTGGTAACTGGTCTGCTAACAACTGGGCAGCATCGTCTGGTGGTGCAGCATCAACCGACAACTTCCCGCTTGCTCAAGACACGGCTGTCATTGAGAACACGGGGCTTAATACGTCGGCCACGGTGACTGTTGATTCCGTGATGCAAACCCACATGGCTGGCGTAAATATGTCCACTAGGACAAACGCAATGACGTTTGCATTGGCAAGTGGAACAGATTGCTACGGCAATTGGACAAATGGGTCTGGAACAACCATTACAGGCGGTGTAGGTATAAACTTTTTAGGAAGAAATACGCAAACAATTACTAGTGCGGGAAAATCTTTTGGCTCTTTGGGTAATTTTAATGTAAATACTTACGGCGGCACAGTCGAACTTGCTGATGCGCTGAACATTGGCACAAACAGCCTCACCGTCATAAACGGCACATTCGATACCAAGAACTACAACGTCACTGCTGGGTCTTTGTCTTCCAGCAACACCAACGTCAGGACGGTTGCGCTTGGGTCAAGTACGGTTACGTTGAGTGGCACTGGTGGCCCTTCAATGAACGTGATTACTAATTTGACTTTTAATGCCGGGACTTCACAGATCAACATAACCGCTGAAAACGCCAACCTAGGTATGTTTTTGGGGGGTCTTACTTATTACAACGTAGCGTTTACTGGAGTCGCTGCAAAATCTATTGGATTGTCTTCGGCGGCAACCACGACTTTTAACAGCCTGACCGTAAATGCGCCCTCCAGCGCAGGGTTAATTCAGCTTGTTCCTTCTGGTAATTTGATTATCACGGGAACCCTCACCGTTGCCGGAGCTTCTCCTGTCCGTCGTATCTTCGTTCGCTCTGACACCCTTGGCACCACCCGCACCCTGACCGTTGGCACTCTTTCTGCTACGGACTGCGACTTCCGTGATATCACGATAGCTGGTACTGCTGCTGGATCATCTCCGACTCGCGCAGGGGACTGCGGTGGGAACTCAGGGATCACGTTCCCTGCTGCAAAGACTGTGTACTGGAACCTTGCTGGTGCTCAGAACTGGAGTGCTACGGCCTGGGCACCGGGGTCGGGTGGTACGCCTGACATCAACAACTTCCCGCTGGCTCAAGATACTGCTGTGTTCGATGAAGCTGCTGGCAGCGTGACGGGGACGATCACAATCGATGCCGCGTGGAACATCGGTACGTTTGATGCGTCGGCACGAACGAGTGCGATGACGTTGACGACTAGCACTAATGCGCCGCTTGTTTATGGAGACTGGAAGTTTGGTACAGGGGTGACATCGTCTAGTACAACGGGTGAACTTACGTTTGCCAAGCGTGGAACGCAGACTATTACTTGCAACGGTGTGACGTTTGGGTGTCCGGTTACTATAAGATCTTTTGGTGGTAAAACACAGCTTGGAGATGCTCTGTTAGTAAATAGTGCCAGGAATTTTACTCATGCCAATGGAGAGTTTGATGCTGTTACATATAATGTAACAATTAAAACTTATAACAACACAGGCGGACAGACGCTAAGAATGGGGTCTGGGACATGGACACAAACAGGCTCAAGCGGTGAAGTTTGGAACTCCGGGGTTTTAGTGAATTTCTACAAAGGCACCGCCGACATCCTGCTTTCTGACACAAGCACAGCTTCCCGTACATTTGCTGGCGGCGGTCTGTCCTACAACAAACTCACCATCGGCGGCACTACCGGCACATCCACCACCACCATCAGCGGCAACAACCAGTTCACCGAACTTGCATCTACCAAGACAGTTGCTCACACAATCGCCCTTGGTTCTACAACCCAGACCTTCGGCAAGTGGACCGTCACAGGTACTTCTGGCAACGTCGTCACCCTAACCGGAACTGGCACCTCTCACGTTCTCGCGGGCGCTTGTACCGATGGCATCGACTACTTGGCGATGGGCAGCATCGGTTTTGCCTCTACGAGTCCTGGTGAGTTCTACGCCGGAGCCAACAGCACAGGAACCGCAGCCGCTCCGGTCTATCGCACAGCCAAGCCCGCTGACTCTACGCGCTACTGGGTCGGAGGAACGGGTAACTGGTCTGACACTGCTCGCTGGTCAACAAGCTCTGGAGGTAGTTCAGGCGCTTCTGTCCCGCGCAGTCATGACGATGTGGTGTTTGACTCACTGTCCAACGCCACTGCGTACACAGCCACAGTAAACGCTGTCACAGGCGGCATCAGAACAAAGGCACTGACGATTGCTGGCCCCTTGTCGGGCAACCTGACGCTGGCCGGATCGACTGCAATTGATGGCATTCATGGCAACGTGACGCTGCCTGCAACGGGGTTGACGCGGACTTATACGGGCGCAATCACGCTGACGGGGTCTACGACTGGCAAGACGTTGACGACGAATGGCGTGACGCTGGCGTCTCAAATTACGGTTAACGGGGTTAATTGTGAGTGGACTTTGGGGAGTGCGCTTAACAATGCTACAACCTCAGACATAAGAGTTACTAACGGGTTATTTGACACAGCCTCATACAATGTGACTGCTGGTGGTTTTATATCAAATCACGGCAACTCTGTGACATATATTCTTGGAAGCAGTACGATTGATTTTGGTGGAAGTGGTAACACCATAAACTTTGGAACGACAGAAACAAACGCTGCAAATTTAACATTTACGGCAAATACCTCACAGATAAATTTTACAAACAGCAATCCTGGTATTACCGGCAATGGTAAGACATTCTACAATGTTGCTTTCACAAGTGTTGGTGCTGGAAGTGTCACCATCAACGGCGCAAATAGCTTTAACAACCTATCTGTTACCGGCATTACCTCTGCTGGCCTAAAGAACATCTCCCTATCCGCCAATCAAACCATTACCGGCACTTTTACCTGCTCCGCTGGCACCGACGCCACGATGCGTCACTTTGTTCGCTCTGACACCATTGGCACAACACGCACACTGACCTGCGCTGCTTTCTCAGGAACAGATGCAGACTTCCGTGACATCACCATTGCTGGTGCTGCTGCTCCTGTCAGTGGTACTCGCTTGGGTGACTGCAAAGGCAACAGTGGGATTACGTTCCCTGCGGCTAAGACGGTGTATTTTGCAGTCGCTGCTGGGTCTTGGAATGGTGGGGCTACATGGGCGGCAACAAATGGAGGGACTCCTGACTCAACGCAGTTCCCATTGGCTCAGGATATAGCGGTATTCCCATCATCTCCAACGCCATACCCTTCATCGGGGGGTAACGTCAACTTAAATGCTTCCTACAACATTGGCACGATTGATATGTCGGCGCGTACAACTAACACCATGACGCTGGCAACGAGTACAAACACCCCAACAATCTACGGCAACTGGATCAACGGCACTGGCACTACGCTGACGGGTACTGGAACGATGACCTTTGCAGGTCGTGGTAGTCAGACGATTACGAGCGCGGGAAAAACATTTGCAAACACTTTTTCAATTGATACTTTGGGCGGATCTGTAAGTTTTCAGGATGCGCTCACTGTTAATGGCGGAATTAATCATATTGCGGGGACATTTGACGCTAATGGGTATAACTTTACAACCTCGGCTTCTGTTTTTACAAATACTGGAACTGCAACAAGAACTTTAGCCTTTGGTTCAGGAACTTGGACTATTTCAGCTTCATCAAACCCATTTGTGGCAACATTTACTGGTTTGACGGTAACAGGCACAGGCACAATCAGCCTAACTTCCGGCTCCGCTAAGACCTTCACTGGCGGCGGTGTTGCCTACACCAACATCACCCTTAATCAAGGCGGCGCTGGCACTCTTACAATTTCGGGCAACAACACCTTTAAAGACATCACCAACACCTACAGCGCAACGGGTGCCACGGCGATAACAATTGGCACCACGACTCAGCGGGTGTCACAGTGGACTGGTACTGGTGCATCAGGAAAGGTATTAACGCTCTCCGGGTCGTCTGCCAGTTCTCCCGGTACTCTGGTGCATACCGGGGGTGGTGATATATCGGTAGACTATCTCACCATTACAGGTGTGAGAGCATATCCGTTATGACCTGGTACGCTGGTTCAAACTCAACCAACAACGGAAGCCTCGGATGGAGGTTTGAGGCTCCGGGTGGTGGTGGCGTTACTGTTAACGTCACCGGAGTTTCTGCAACTGGCGCAATTGGAAGTGAAACAGTAATTGGCAAGGCATTAGTCCTTCCAACCGGAGTTTCTGCAACTGGTAATCTTGGGACGGTTACGGTTGCGCTAGTTACACCAGTTCCAGTTACCGGAGTCTTTGCCACAGGTCAAATTGGTAACGTAACTGTTACTGGAAAAGCCAATGTTGTTTTGACCGGAGTATTTGCGACCGGACAACTTGGTAGCGTTACCGTACAAATTGGAAATATAGTCCCGGTCACGGGCGTATCGTCTTCTGGTCAGCTTGGTTCCGTAGTCGTATCAGGCAAAGCAGTAGTTGCTGCCACAGGAGTTAGTGCAACTGGTGCACTAGGATCGGTTACTGTCTCTGCTGGTCAGGGTGTAAACGTATCTCTTACTGGAGTCTCCGCAACCGGATCAATTGGTTCTGTCACTGTAATCCAGGGTCAAGGGGTAAACGTATCTCTGACTGGTGTGTCAGCGACAGGAACGCTCGGAAACGAGACTGTTGTCGCAAAGGCAAACACTGCGCTAACAGGTGTTTCTGCTGTTGGGCAAGTTGGGTCTGTCACCGTCACTGCTGATGCTGTTGTCGTTACGACCGGAGTACAAGCTACAGGGCAAACGGGTACAGTCAGAATTTTGGTTGTCATTCCTGTCACTGGTGTTCAGGGGACGACTGCGCTTGGCACGATTACCCTAGAAACGAACAACTACATCGATGTGTCTGGGTTGCAGGGCACAACGCAGTTGGGATCTGTTTCTTTGTTGGGAGTATGGTCAATCCCGGATGAGGGCGCTAACACTTGGGCCGACTCTGTTCCGGGTGGAAACGCATGGACTGAAAACGCTTCTGGAAGTAATATCTGGTCTGAAACATCAATTGATTCAAATGTTTGGACCGACAAGTCAACGCAATCGAATAACTGGACCGTCCAATGAGAATCGCATTTGGCAAGTGGACACCTGACAGACCCGGAATTGCCGGAGGATTGACCGAGGCTCTTAACTGTCTTCCGGTTGCTATGGGATATGGTCCTCTGCCATCCAATGCCAATTTGTCCTCAACCGCATCAGAAAGCCTTCTGACGAGTTTTGTCGGGAGATTGGGTACAACCACCACCCTGTTTGGTGCAGGCTCTACAAAGCTGTTTAAGTTCGATCCTACTGACTCGTCTATGGATAATGTTAGCAGGGCATCTCCTGCTTATTCTACGACGACTCTGTGGACAACTGCTCAATTCGGTGCTGTTGTACTGGCTGCTAATGGGATAGACAAGATTCAAGCGTGGGACATGGGTTCCAGCACTGCATTCGCGGATGTTGCTGCTGCTGCTCCCACTGCCCAGTTTGTGACGGTTGTCCGTGATTTCGTTGTTGCTGCCAAGACTGCAAGCGAGATTTCGACGGTATATTGGTCTGACATTAACGACGAGACAGACTGGACTCCTGGTGCTGGTAGTCAATCTGACTCCCAGGTGATACCTGATGGCGGTGAGATCCGTGGTCTGACGGGTGGCGAATTTGGTGTTGTCCTGTTGGAACGAGCGATTGCGCGGATGACGTATATTGGATCTCCGCTCTTCTTTCAGTTTGATGTTATCGTTAGGAATTTAGGCTGTTATGAATCTCGATCTGTGGTGCAGAGTGGTCCTCTGACCTACTTCTTGAGCGATGACGGGTTCTTTGTGACCGATGGGCAGACGGTAAAAGCTATCGGGAATGAGGTGGTTGATCGGTGGTTTTATGCTAACGCCGATCCTGCACAGTTTGACAAGATGTCTGCTGCTGTTGATCCGGTGAACAAGGTAGTGGTCTGGTGTTTCCGGGATATTTTTAACATCCAGAAGGTGTTGATTTACAACTACGCTGTGGACAAATGGAGTCATGGACAAACAACCGCTGATTATATTTCAACACTTGCCACTGCCAGCTACACGCTGGAGCAGCTTGCAAATGTCTCAGCAAGCCTGGATGCTCTGCCAGAATCCCTTGATTCCCGGCTATGGGCTGGCGGCAAGTTGGTGCTCGGTGGTGTTACGACAAGCCGTCTGGTGACATTTGGTGGTGCCAATCAGACCGCTGTGCTGACTTCTGGTGATATAGAAGCTGAGAACACAGAGACGATTCTGACGCTTGCCAGACCGATTGTGGACAACGGGTCTGCCACAGTTCAAGTTGCGTCTCGATACCGTCTGGACGGCAATTTAAGCTATTCCACTGCTGTTGCTGCTGATAGCGAGAATCGCATCCCATTGAGGTCGAGAGGAAAGTATCATCGGGTGTCACTGACTCCCACTGGAACTTGGAACACTGCTGTCGGTGTCGATGTTGATCTTAAATCTGTGGGTGGTCGCTGATGTTCCGTAGACTCCCGCAGCAGGGTGGGACGCCTCGGGATGTGTCCGAGATCGTCAATCGCATCCTTGACGGGAAGATCAACTCTGTCGGTCTAATTACTCTTGCTACGGGTAATGCAACCAGCACGACGTTATTCGATGAGCGGATCAGCGAAGACAGCATCATCCTGTTCGCGCCATACTCTGCTGCGGCTGCTGCGGATGACATCCCCTACGGAGCGTTTCAGGACTCCACAGACCAGTCTGCGACGACGACGGTAGATGCCTATGCAATGAAGTTCAACACGACGGACTTCAGCAATGGAGTGACCGTCAGCAATAACTCTCGCATCAATGTCAAAAGCCCTGGAATTTACAATCTTCAGTTCAGCGCACAATTCGTTAACGCTAACTCTCAGATTGAAGACATAGATATTTGGTTTAGAAAGAACGGCACAGACATTGCCAACAGCAATAGCAGATATTCCGTTCCTAATAAACACGGGTCCATAAACGGACATTTGATTGCTGCGTTGAATTTTTATGTTGATCTCGTTGCGAATGATTACGTCGAGATCATGTGGGCGACAACTAACATTCTTGTTAGTTTGGAACAGTTGCCGACGCAGACAAGTCCAACCAGACCAGCAACTCCGTCTGTGATTGCGACCATGATGATGGTATCGGAATCGTCAACTTCTGATGTATATGCATCCAATCAGACTCAGGGTCAATGTACTGTCAACCATTTTTCAAACAGTACGGCAGACAAAACATATAGGTATGTGATTCTTGGATAAAGTGTTTGTCGAGCCAAGCAGTCTCAGGTCGGTCTGGGATTATGTGCGGCGAGGTTTATTGGAAGTAAAAGCGGCGAGTTCTGAGCCTTGGATTCCAGAAGATATATACGTTGACTGCTATACGGGTAAGTCAATGTTGTGGCTGATGGTTGAGGATGGTGTTCCGGTAGGGTTTGGTGTTTTGCAGCCGGTTGGCGATTCTGTGCATATTTGGGCAGGATATGGAAAGTTTCTGATGCAAGAAGGTTTCCGTCATGCAGAGGAAATTGCTAAATCGGGTGGTGCGCGTAGAATCACGTTTGAGTCAAATCGGCCGGGATGGTCAAAAATGGCTGAAAAATATGGATTTAAGCCCGTAAAATGGGTGAAAGAGGTGTCTAATGGGTAGCAGATCGGGTACAACCCAGACCGAAAACCGCATCGATCCTAGACTTGTTCCGTTTGTCGAGCAGGGTTTGTCTGGCGCTCAGAGCCTGTTTCAGACCGGACAACTGCAATATCGAGATCCTGCTACGGGTGAAATGAAGGCAGGATATGTGCCGCAGTATTACGGCGGTCAGACCTTTGTTGGACCGTCTCAGTATACCCAGCAGGCTATGGAAATGGCCGCACAAAGGGCGCAGGCAGGCTCTCCGCTGGTGTCAGGCGCACAGGGTGCTGTGGGGGCTGCTACGGGTTTCCAAGCTCCTGCTGGAAGTATGTTTGGCAACATCTACGGACAAGCTGGACAGGGTGCCGCTCCTGGGATGTATCAGGACATTTACGGGAGAGCCGGTCAGGTTCAAGCAGATCAAACTGCTGGTGGCGCGTTTCTTGGAATGAACCCATTTCTACAAGCAACTTTTGAGGCTGCTTCCCGCCCGATCACTAGCCAGTTCCAGCAACAAATTCAGAACATCAATTCCCAAGCCTCTCGTGCTGGTCGGTTTGGATCTGCCGCACAGGGTCAACTCCAAGCAGGTGCTGCTGAATCTCTCGCTGCGAATCTGTCCGGTCTAGGTGAGCGTCTTGGGTTTGCTGGGTATCAGCAGGAGCGCCAACTTCAGGAAGCTGCGCTCAATCGACAGCAACAGGCTCAACAGCAAGCACTTATTAACCAACTTGCAGCCGCTGGTGGATTGGGGCAGACCCAGGCACAGCAATTCAATACTCAGTTGCAAGCAGCACAGGGGTTGACTGGTGCTGAACAAGGTGCGGCAAATGTTCGTCTGGTTGCTGCTCAGTTGGCACCGTCTCTTGCATCTCAGGATTATGCCGACATTCAACGTCTGTTGCAGGTTGGACAGATGGGTGAACAGTACCAGCAGCAGGAAGTTCAGGACCAGATCAACAGGTTCAATTATCAACAGCAAGCTCCGTTCAGGGCGCTTCAGCAATATCTGTCGTTCATCGGCGGCGTACCTGCTGGATCGCAACAGGTTGCCCCGGAATACACGAATCCTGCTGCTACTGCCTTGGGTGGTGCTGCGCTGATTAGCGCGTTCAACAGGCCACAAGCGAATCTTGGAATGACTGCACAAGGGACTTAACATGGCTGATCCAGTAACCCTTGCAATGGTTGGCGCTGCTGCTGGCGCTGTCACTAACAAGAAAGACCCGCTGAAGGGCGCTCTGTTGGGAGCGACTTTGGGTGGTGTTGGTGGCGCTGTAGCTCCTGGATTGTTGGGTGCTGGCGCAACGCAAGCTGCTGCCGGTGCTGCCGGTGCTGCCGGTGTACAAAGTGGGTTTGGTGCTCAACTTGCAAGCCAAGGGCTGTTATCTGCTGCACCTGCAATGTCTAGCGCTGCAAGTCCTGTTGCAAGCACTTTGGCTGCACAAGGATTGACATCTGCTCCTGCTGCTATGTCAACTGCTGCTGCTCCTGCGTCTGCAATGTCTGGGTTCTTGAGTAAGGCAACATCCACCCCTGCGCTGATTGCTGGAGCGCAATTGGCTGGGGCAATGGCTCCGCAACAGGCTAGGACGGCACCGATGCAAATGTCCCAAGCCAAACCTGTCGATATTGCTTTCCAGCCTGTACCCATCTCTCAACGTGTTGTAGGTCCGTTGGAGTTCATGCGACAGGACGAAGAGCGACAACTGGGTGCATTCGATGTACCTGGGTTGCTGTTTGAACGGATGATGCCCGGCTACAGTGTCGGCGAGTATCGTCCCGCTAGGAGAATGTAATGGATGGATTGCTTGATCGGCTGTTTCCCGCTAATCCCGTTCTTGGGCTGTTGGGAGACGAAAGTATGCAGCAGCAGGCTAGGCAGCAGGGGCTTCTAGGTCTTGCTGCGGGTCTGTTGCAAGCAGGTGGTCCTAGCAGGACTCGCACGAATATCGGTCAGGCATTGGGTTCTGGGTTGATGGCTGGTCAGCAGATGTATCAGAACGCTGTCAACCAGCAGATCAGTCAAGCGAGTGCTGTACAGAAGATGCAAGAAGCACAAAGGCTTCGCCAGCAGCAGGAACTTGTGCGACAGGTCATGCCTCAATTGGTAACAACTGAGCGTCAGCAAGCACTCACTACCGGTGCACAGGCGGCTGATCCGTCGGCTGCTCTAATCCAATCGGCACAAGGCGGTACTCTCAACCAGCCTGCAATCAATCAACAAGCACTGTCTCAACTGTCTTCATATCTCCCTCCTGCTGATTTTGAGAAGGTTGTAAATGCTCTTGAGAAACGCATCAAGATCATGCAGCCGCAGGATGTTTTTGAGTATAAATCTTCTGGTAGCGACATTGTTCAGATCGATAAACGAACAGGCGCCACTCGTGCGGTGTATAACAGAGAGGATATTCCGAAGCTGTCTGAACTTGGTTCTTTGTATGCCTCGGTTCAATTCCCTGGTGTCAAGACACAAAACCTAAGCCCTCAACAGCTTGGTCAGGTTCTTGAGTTCCAACAGCGTCCGTCTCCTGCTGCTTTGGCTGATTTGCAAATTAAAGCCGAAACGTTGAAAGCAGAAACTGGTATTGACCTGACCAGAAACATTGTTGCGCTTGCTGGTGGTCAACCATTGCAAGCCGCTGCTGCTGCTCCTGCTGCTCAACCTCAAGCACCGGTTGCCGCTCAACCAGAAGTTGCTCAACCTGTTACCGGAGCACAACCGCAGCAGGAAGGTTTTGTGCCGACTGTTAGAAATCAAAGTGTTCCGCTTAAGTTCCGCACTGAGTTGGAAGTTGCACAACCAAAAGTCGTATCTGCCGCTCGCTCTGCGATTAAAGATCTGCGTGACTTAAAAGATGCTGTCGAGCAAGTTCGTAGCCATCCCGGTCTTGCGTCTGCGACTGGATTCGGTGGTACTGCTTTAAGTGCTATCCCTGGGACTCAGGCGGCAAATGCTAGGGCGCTGCTTGATAACCTAAAGAATCGCAACTTTATTGCTGGTATCGTCAATCTTCGTCAGCAATCCCCGACTGGTTCAGGCGTTGGTTCTTTGACTGAGCGAGAGGGCGCAAGGTTTGAAAACCTGAAAGCCGCTCTGGATCAAGCGCAAACGGTCGATCAACTGCGTGAGCAATTGGATATTCTGAGCCGTGCTACCAATGAGGCCATCTCTGGTTTGTATGAGGGCTATCAGTTGGATTACGGTAAAAACAAGACGATTGAAGAAGACCTTAAAAAGTCTGTAATTAGTCCTGCTGGAGCAAAGCGTAAGTCTTTGACCGACATTTTTGGGAAGTGACATGGCAAAGAGTCTGTCAGATCGCATTATCGAGGCGCGAGGCCAAGGTTACAAAGACGACGAAATCGTCAAGTTCCTAGTGCAAAGCGGAATCCGCGCTGACGACATTACGACAGCCATGAAAGAGGGCTATTCCTCTACGCAGGCGCTTGATTATCTGACAGCAGGAAGACCAATAGAGGAACGCGCTGCGCGAATTCCAGGGCTTGTTGCTCGTGGCGCTGCTCCGGTTGCTGTAGGCGCTGCGATGGGCGCTCCGTTTGGTCCTCCTGGTATGGCCGCTGGAGCCTTGGCAGTTCCTGCTGCTGAGGCTGCTACGCAGCTTTATAACCTTGCTGCACCTCAATCCATGCAGATTCCAACGCCAATGCAAGCCATTGGTGGATTGGCGACTCGGATGGGTCTGCCTCAGCCTGAGACTGTGCCTGAGCAGATGATGACTGCTGCTGGTGGCGGTGTTGCTGGTGCTATTGGAACGATCCCAGGTATGGCTAGGATGGCACAGACGGCTGTTACCCCGACTGGAAGGGCTGTGGCTGGACAGATGGCTGCTCGTCCTGGTCAGCAGATTGTTGCTGGTGCTGT